AGACTGGGTTATTCTTGTCCGATCTTAACGGCATGCCTATACGCAAGCCTGTAATTCTAAACAATACAAACGGAAAGTTCTTAGAGCGTGCATTCGGCTCAAAGTTTCTCGAAGATTGGATCGGAAAGCCTGTTGTATTATATGCAGCGCAAGATAAGCGGCATGGGTGGGTCGCACGGTTTAAGGCTTACTATCCATCCGCGCCAGTTCAGCAGCAACAAGTTCCTGCTGTAACAAACGATCAGATCATTGACGCGCTTCACAAGATCGAATCAGCTGAATCAATGGATCAGCTTAAGGTAGCATATATGAAATTGGAAAAGTTGGTGGCTAAACATCCGGATGTTATTGCAGCAAAAGATAAGCGAAAATTAGAACTGGAAGGGGAAGGGGGTGAGAAATGATCATTCACACAGTCGAACAAGGATCGCAGGAATGGTTTGAGCTCAGGGTCGGAAAGATAACCGGAGGGGCAGCTAAGTCAATGGTCGGGGCTAAGTGGTTGGAACTTTGCGACCGCATTGCATCCGAACTTGAAACAGGGCAATCAGAAGATCAGTTTGAAACCTACGAATCAGATGACATGATAAGAGGAAAGGAATTGGAGCCTAAAGCGCGCGAATTATACGCATCAATGCGCGGTGTTGTTATTGATCAGGTTGGCTTCGTGCAGCCCGATGGAATTGATTACTTCGGATTTTCTCCGGATGGATTTGTGCAAGGGGAATCAGGTTACGCTGGAGCAATTGAAATTAAATCACCCAGAGCGAAAAAACACATGACGTACATTCGACAAGGTAAGATTCCGGCTGAACATGAAGGGCAGATTATGGCCGCATTCTTATGCTGCGAAACAATTCAATGGGTTGATTTTATCAGCTATTGTCCTGATATAGAACGATGCCAGATTTACATTGTGCGTGCGGAACGATTGATGTGGCAGAATGTAATTGATGACTATCATGCCGCAATGGTTAAGTGTGGTAAGCAAATCGAAAAACAACGCGCAGAACTTGAATTAATTAATCAACCAACATTTTAAATCATGGAAATTCCAAAACGATCAAGTAACGTTCACGACCTTTCAATGATCAGAAAATACGAGCCATACAAGTATGAGCGCCTGGGTAAGGCAATCGAGCAATTCGTCTGCATGGGTTTGAAAGGAAGGTATAACACTCGAATAAAAAAAGCAGCACATACACATAATGTTACGGTTGCACTGCTTAAACATGCACTCGAAAAGTATTATGGTTACTTTGAAAGGCCAATTAATGTTTCATTCTTTCCGCACCCATCCCGCGGGGTAGTAGTCGAAACTTATCAGGGTGCAAAGTTTGAATAATTATTAAGCATGTCAGCATTTATATCTACTTTAGCAACGATGTGGCAGCATCAGTAATAACATTATTTAAGCGGCATAGGCGTAGGGACTGCCATCCCGAAACCTGAGCCGCTTTCCTTTTATGCAACTAAGAGATTACCAGGAGCGGTTCGTAAGCAATATCGCGATAGAATTAACTAAGCATAGAAAAGTAGTTGCGCAACTTGCAACAGGTGGAGGTAAGACTATATGCTTTTCTGTGCTTAGTTATTCGTACATAAATAAATCTGGGAAGTCTGTTCTGATATTGGTACACAGGAAGGAATTGCTAAAACAGGCGGTTCATTCTATATGGAAAGCAAATGAAATTTATGCTCAGGCGGTAATTGCCGGAATGAAAGTAATACCTACAGCGCCTGTTTATGTGGCAATGGTTGAAACAGCCTATAAGCGTTTGGATAAGTTTCAAAATATCGGACTGGTCATAATAGACGAGTGCCATCTTGGAAACTTTACAAAGGTCATAGATTACTTTACCAATCAATACATCTTAGGTTTCACGGCAACGCCATTATCATCTAAAAAAGATAAGCCGCTGAAAAATTATTTTGATTCAATAGTCTGCGGGATTGATATACCTCAACTTATCGAATCAGAACATCTCTGGCGGGAGATATGTTACGGAGCCGCTGAAATTGTAAATAGAGCTGAATTAAAAATGCGCATGGGCGAATTTGATGAGCAGCAAATGGCCATTCAGTTTAGTAATCCGAAATATTTTCAATCAACAGTTAATGCTTATCGTCAGCATTCGGAACACCGAAAAACAATTGGTTCGAACTGTAACGTGGAGCATTCAAAACTTGTCACTGAAGCATTCATAAAAGCCGGGTATAATTGCAAACATTTAGACGCGGAAAGCAACGACAGAGATAAGATATTAGAATGGTTTGCGCAAACTCCGGAAGCAATACTTTGTAATGTCGGAATTGCTACAACAGGATTCGATCAGCCGGATATTGAAACTGTTATTGTAAACAAGGCCACTACATCAATGCCGTTGTGGTTGCAAATGTGCGGCAGAGGCGGCAGACCTCATCCGGTCAAGTTGGCATTCACGATTATCGATCTTGGAGGCAATACCGTTACGCATGGATTCTGGTCAAGTCCGCGCGATTGGTTTGATATTTTCTATAACCCCCCGAAAAAAGGCAATGGAGTTGCGCCTGTTAAGGACTGCCCGAAATGCGAAGCTTTAGTTCATGCGCGATGTATGGAATGCCCTGAGTGTGGTTATGAATTTCCTAGGCCGGAGGTATCGGAGGACGAACACATTCAGGAGTTCATGGTATTGTCAAAGGAATTGGATGTAAGGGAATTGATAGAAAGAAATACACAATACAAAGAGTATTATTCATTTTACTTAATTTCCCGAGAACTTGCAAAACAGGCACAAAATACGATACCAAAAATGACCGATGAAAACTTTGATTTCCTTCTAAACCGAAACATTGAACTTGGGCGTGTTTGGTGTAAGGCCGCAAAAAAGCGATATACTCAATGGCATACCGATCAAATCACAATAACACTTCAAAACGAAATTTCTAAACTCTTTCCAAAATGGGCGAAAAAATCCTCATCAGTAGCTATTCAAGTGTAATTGATAAACAAGATCGTGATATTGAACTTCACGATTTTTTAAGAGGTGTTAAAAACGGTCAATGGCAAGACCAGGTTCTTTACATCCGAACTATAAAAGATAAAAAGGCGCGATCAGCGGAAAAGCAAAAATGCCCCCTGGTAACAATTTCGGGATCGTTTACCGAAAGAAAGGATGCAGCAATAAGAAAGCATTCAGGATTTATTGCCATTGATATTGATAACATAGAAAATGCCGAAACGGTTAAGGATATTATCAAGTCTGATCCATACGTTTACGCTGCGTTTGTTTCAATATCCGGTAATGGCTTATGCCTACTGATTAGGATTGATGGAACAAGACACGCAGACGCATTCGAGGGAATAGCAACTTATCTGTATGATTCGTATCAACTGATCGTTGATCAGTCAGGAAAGAACGTGAGCCGCGCAAGGTTTATCAGTTATGATCCTGATTTATACATAAACGAAAAAGCGCAGCAGTTTAAGAAGTATCCGAAAAAAGAAAAGGCGCAAAAGATTAGCCGTGTCGTGTTTGTTTCTTCGGATTTTGATGCGATGATAAAGCAAATGTATGATCGTGGCGTTAATATCTGCGAGAATTATTCTGATTGGGTATCAACTGCGTATGCTTTGATTTCGCAGTTCGGAGGCAATGGGCGCGAATATTTTCACACCCTAAGCTCCATGTCATCCAAATACAACTCGGCAGATACCGATAGGCAATTTGATTCATGCCTTAGAAATTCTCAATCTGATAAAGCGAAAAAAGCCACAATTGCATCAATTTATTTCCATGCGAAACAAGCCGGGATTGAAACGTATAGCAAAAAAACAAAAGAGATCATTCGGTCGGCATCGTCGCAGAAACGCGCGGGGGTTGGTGCTGATCAAATAGAAAAGAGCCTACACGAATTTGGCGGAATATCCCCAGAAGATAGTCGTGAAATTATCAACCAGGTACTTGCAAAAGAAATCAAGCATAAATCTGATAATATCATTGATGATGTCGTTGCTTTTTTAAAACCATACAAGCTGCGAAAGAACCTGATCACAAGGGCGGTTGAATTAAACGGCAAACCAATAGACGATAGCGACATCAACAGTTTGTTCTTGGATTGCAAGATTGCATTCGATACCGTGACAAAGGATCTGATCTGCTCAATACTTTTCAGCAACCGGATAGAATCATATAATCCGATCCATCAATTTTTTTCAGGCCGTCAGATTGTTCATGATGAGTGTCCAAATATTAGCTTGCTGATTTCTTCGATCATGACCGACACGCCGAACGCGGACAAATGGATATTAAAATGGCTTGTTTCGGTAGTTGCCTCTGCATACGGTAAACATTCACCCCTCGTGTTGGTGCTATCCGGAGAAGTTCAGGGAACGGGTAAGACGCATTGGTTTAGATACCTATTGCCTCAGCAGCTTCAATCTTTATTTGCAGAATCGAAAATGGATGCCGGAAAAGATGACGAAATACTGATGACAAAGAAATGGATCATCCTTGACGATGAATACGGAGGCAAGTCTAAACGGGAAGAAAAAAGGCTCAAAGAGATCACTTCAAAACAATGGATAAACGTCAGAGAGCCATACGGACGCGTTTCAGTCGATTTAAAGCGTTTAGCGGTCTTTTGTGGTACAAGTAACGAAACTCAGATATTAAACGATCCTACGGGCAACAGACGCATAATTCCGATACATATCATCGACATTGACCATCAGCATTACAATAATTGCGATAAGGAGCAGCTTTGGGTCGAAATTTATTCGATGTATAAGTCCGGATTTGATTACACTGTGCTGGCTGAGGAAATAAACCAACTCAATGCAAACACTGAGGACTTCAAGCAATCAACACCGGAGGAGGAACTGATAGCCTGCAAATTAACGACCGAAGGATTTGCACCGGAATGGTTGAACATTACCCAGATCATTCAACACCTGATCGCAGAAACCAAATACAACACGCTATCTAATACCCGCGTTGGAATAATCCTAAATAAACTCGGATTTGAACGCAAGCGGATAAAGCAGGGCAATACAGTAGTTACAGCATTTAAAGTCAACAAAATTACAAATGGTCACCATAACCCATTCGCATGAGGTTGCACGTTGCACCCTGGTTGCATCCTGTAATTTTAAAGGGTGCAACCTATCAATCCCTACTCTATCAAGCCTTATACTATATAGTTGCACCCTTATATTAAAATATGGTATTAAAGGGTATGGGTATATACGCACACACACATATACACACATATACGCACGCATTTTATATTTTTATTTTTTTTATCTGGCACTATTGAAAAAATGCAAAAAAGGGTGCAACGGTGCAACCAAACCGCTGAAACCTTAGATATATGCGGTTTTCAGCGGTTGCACCTATTTCGTAAAGGATGCAACCAGAGCTAAAATATGACCGAAAAAGTGATGAATATGACTGAAATTCAAATACAAAGTTTGGCATTTAAAAATCTGTGGAATAACAGGCCGGAACTTCGCGGTCGGGTATTTGCTATCAATCAAAACAGCCATAACCGGATTAAGGGGTCGATGAATAAATCACTGGGAGTATTGCCTGGAGTTTCTGATATGGCGTATCTTGTCAATGGATCAGTGGTTTGGATTGAATGGAAAACGCCGGATGGTAGGCAATCACCGGATCAAAAAGCTTTTGAACAACTCGTTTCGCGTTTGGGTATGCGGTATATAATCGTTCGTTCGGAGGCTGAATTTTTGGAAGTGATTAATTTTTTCGCTTAAATTTGCCATTATGACCACATTTAAGATCATTGCGCTTTACATCGTGCTGAAACTTATCGGGGGTAATCGTTATGAGTGAAATTATATCATTTAAGATCAGTAGAATAAAGCCAAACCCGAAAAATCCCCGCACGATTCGGGATGAGAAAT